TTCTTCGCCCTCCACGATCGCGACCGTGGTGGTCATCGTCCGGTAGGTGATCGTGAACTTCTTCGGGTCGCGCTTCGGCTTCAGGGGGGCGAGGGCCATGACGGTCTCCGCCCCGTGGGCCACGTCGAGCGTGGTCATGTCCACCCGCTCGCGGGCCGACGCCGACCCCTCGGCCGAGATGTCGATGCACTTGTAGAGGTTGCTCTTCCACGAAAACGTGGTTCCGTGGGAAGTGACGAAGGTGGGGGCCGGATCGGGCATGGATCACTCCTGGTAGCGGATCTCGACGACCATCTCGACGGTGTAGGTGGGCTGCTCGCGGCCTTCGAGGAAGCCGGCGTCGCCGTCCTGCTCGTCGATCACCTGACACTCGTGGATTGTCTCGCCGTGGGCGGTTCCCTTGAACCTGTGGATCGCGGCCGTGACGGCCCCGGCGATCTGCCACGCCTGGACGTAGGAGTCGGCGTAAAACACGACATTGAACCGAGCGACCGGGGGCAGGGCGTTTACGATCGGCTCGTCGTCGAGCGAGTCGTCGAGGATCGCCTCGCGGGTCGTCCCCTCGCGGGCGTAGATCGCGTAGGGTGGATCCCCGACCCCGGTCATCTCGACCGGCCAGGCCTGGATCCCGGCGGCCGCGGTTTCGATCGCGGCCTTCAGCCAGTTATGAGGAGCGTTCACTTTGCCCTCCCGCGATAGTGTTCCGCACCCGGGGCCTTGTCTTTCACGGCGTTTTTCAGGCCGTCGCGGAGCGCTTTCGCGAGCCTATTTGCGGCAACTGGCCCATACTCGGCCATCGTCTTCTCGATCATCTCGCGGGGGCTGATTCCTCGCCGCGTTCCGTAGTTCAGCCAAATAGCCTTTCTGCTTTCGATGCCGGCCTTGTATCCCAGAACGCCCCACACGAACGAATCCCACGCGCCAGCCTTTCCGGTCGTGCCGACGCGAACCGTAGCCGCGCGCCGCAGGGCACCACCGCGGACCCGCATCTTCTTTCCGCTTCCCTTCTGAAACCGACCGCGACCGTCTCGCGTTATCTTCGCACGAGTGTTGTAGGGCTTTCCCTTCGGGGTGTTCCTCTTGAGGATCGGAATGGCATCGCGAAGCACGCTTCGGAACGCGGCCTTCATGTACTTCCGAGCGATGTGGCCGGGAAGCGACCGGTACGCCTTCATCACACTACGAACGCTCCGGCTGAGGTCGTAGCCGTTCGGCTCAAAGTTGCTGTTCCAGGAAAGGCCGATCATGCCGCCTGCTCCTCGACGGTGAGTTCGAGCTCGTCCTCGCGGCCGCGCTCGACGATCCCGGCGATCATCAGGATCCGGCCCCGGCGAGAGACCCAGCGGAGCCGCATATTCCCGGCCACGCCGGGGATCCACCGGGCACGGATCGTCGCCTGGAGGCTCGCGCCGATCTGGCCCCGGCGGGCTTGCTCGGAGTACGTGATGGCCTCGTAGGATCCGAAGAACTTCCGGACCGCCTCCCAGGTGGTCACGCTTTCGCCGGCCGCGTTGCGGGTCGCCACGGGCCGCTGGAGCTCGAAGACCTCGGTGAGGATCCCGGAGGGCAGCATCACCACCCCCCGTTCCACGAGCTCGCGGCGAGGAGGGTCTCGAACGCCTGGGGGAGCTCCGTGGCGGAGTCGGTCGCCACGATGCCGCGGTTATTGAAGGCGTGATCCACGTAGGCCAGGAGGGCCGAGCGGAGCATCGGGCACACCCGCTCCGTCGCCGGAGCCACGCCGCCCCAGTACTCGACCACGATCTTCGTCCCGGCTCCCTTGGTGAGCGTGATCTCGCCCGGGACCGCGTCGGTGTCCACGGTGTAGTCGGCCGGGGTCGCCAGCGCGACGCCGTCGGACGTGACCGACAGGGAGTAGCCCTCGGCCACGAGGAGCGGCGGGGCCGGCATCCGGAGGACCGACGGGGCGATCTTCCAGGTCGCCCGGTATCGGGTCGCGACGAGCGTGATCCCGAGGCGGGTCTCGATCAGCCGGCGGCCGGTGGCGATCTTGTCCACGAGGAACCGGTCGTGGTCGGTCTGGTCGTCCATAAGGCCGATCTGGGCCTTCGCCTCGGCGAGCGTCACGGGCTCGACCACCGGCCAGGAGATCACGCGGAGCGTGTCGGGCGGGACGTTCATCGGGGGCCTCCGCGAAACTCGGCACCATGCGGCCCGACGGCCCGCTCGGGGACGGCCCGGGCGGACTCCTCGCGGACGGCGTAGGCGGCGACGCCCTTCTCCACGAGCCGGCGGGCGAGCTCCGGCGACAGGTCGAGCACGCACCCCGCCGGGCTCCCCCGGAAGGGCTCGACCAGGCGGACGGGACGCGATCCGGTGTGGGGGATCGTCACGGGCGGCCTCCGGATACGCGTCGGCCCGGGGGCTGCATCCTTGCGGCCCCCGGGCCTGATTCACTTCGGACTCGGGTCAGGGTCAGGCCTTGGCGAGCCGGCCGACGAACTCGGGGGCGTGGTTGCTCACGCCGAACCGGGTGTTCGCCACGTAGAGAACCTGGCGGTTCCTCATCAGGAGCTCCCGGCCGGCCTCGATCTCCAGGCCGCTGTCCTTCAGGCCGACGGCCGTGGACATCGAGAAGTCACCGTAGAGGGCCAGCGTCGATGCCGGGAGACCCTTCACGAGGTAGACCGGGGCACCGAACACGGTCGGCACCACCCGCCCGCCGCCGACCGTGAGGGTCGTCTGCTGGGCGCTCCAGATCTTCATGAGATCGACCCAGCCGGCACGCGAGCAGACCCACGAGCTCGTCCCCATCACGGTCTCGTCCACCTTGCCGACCACGTCGGCCAGGTTCGCGAGGGTCGTCGAGGCGTTCGCCGCGACGGTGATGGTGTTGCCCGCCGAGACCGCGGCCGCGAGGCCGGTGATCGTCGGGTTCGAGGCCTGGCCCGCGAGCCAGAGGGCGTCGAACCGCTGGGCGTAGGCCAGGGCGAACCGCTCGGCCACGAGGCCGGCGATGTCGAGCGGGGAGTCCTCGATCAGCGAGCGGCTGATCGCGACCGAGCCGCGGATCTCGTACATCGTCAGGCTGGCGACCGAGGTCGCGAGATCCTGATCCGTGGTCGCCGTGCCCTCGGCCACGATCGACGCGGTCGCGTCGCCGACCTTCGGGAAGTCCACCTTCTGCCCCCGGGGACGGACGACGGTCGCCAGCTGGAGGGCGACCGACGCGTACTGGAGGCGGTTGACGATGGCGTTGTAGAGCTCGGTGTACACGTACTCGGCACCGATGCCGTTGTACGTGGGGGCCGTCTCGCCCATCGCCCGGACCTCGCCCATGCCGACGGCCCGGAGGTACTGGCCGACGGCCTCGGCGGCGCGGGCCGACGAGAAGAGCTTCACGCCGGAGCGGATGTCGGCGGCCTTCGCCGGCTTGTCGCCCTCGTCGCCCTCGACCACGCCGCGCGGCTCGCTCGGAGCGGTGACGGCCTTCAGGGCCGACAGCCGCGCGTCGAGATCGTGCTCCCGCTTCGCGAGGCCGGCCACTTCATCGGCCCGGGCCTCGGCCGCGGCGAGCCGCTCCGCGATGCTGGTCGCGTCGGCGTCGTCCTTCGGCGTGATGGCGCGGAGGTCGGAGATCGTCTTCGAGAGCGTGGCGGCTTCGTCCTGAAGCTGGCGGAGCTTGGGGCTGGGCATCATGCCCTCCTGTGATCGTGGTGGTGTCCGAACTGTGAACAGCGTAAGAGCGACCCCCGAAACCCTTGAAGCATCAGGGAGCCGCCGCGCCCGGCTCCTCCCACGCTCCGATCGCCTTCCGGATCTGGAGTTGCCCCTGCGCGATCTCCTCCAGGGTCTCGGCCTGACGCTCCTGGGTTCGGCCGAGGCTCTTGAGGGTCTCGCTCGTGCTCGTGATGAACGTGGTATGGGACTCGACCACCGGGACGAGGAGCGTTTCATGGAGGGCGACGGCCGCCTCCCGGAAGCAGTACACGACCACCGCCAGCATCACGACCGGAAACCCGAACTCGCGGGCCACGCGAATCCCCACGTCGATCAGGTCGCTCGTCTTCTGGGTCACGTCCGATTCCTCCACCAGCGGATCACGAGGGCCTGGACGATCGCCGAGATCGCCCACGACAGGATCAGGGTCGAGAACGCGAACCCGCACTGTTCGGCGTAACGGCCGCGGACCCGCCGCTCGATCCGCCGGATGACGGCGGCCTCGTGGCCGGTGCCCTCGCCGGCGGCTTCGAGCTCGATGGTTGGGATCGAGTCCATCGCGACGCGGACGATCGCGTCGCATCGCTCGCGGCCGAGGATCGCCCGGCGGATCGGCGAGGAGCCGAGAGCCTCCCACACCGCGTCGCGGGCCTGGAGGAGCTCCAGCGTCATCGCGCGCACCTCCCGTCGCAGCACTGCGCCGCCGACACGTCGGGCCGGGCCGCGGTCGCGGCCTTCGTCTCCGCGAGGAACGTCCGGAGCCGCGTCGAACAGCTGCCGACGGTGAACCCGGATCGCTCGCCGAACAGCACGCCGGCGAGCTCGCCCGCGGCG